CATAACGAAGAGTACGGTCGGAAGGTTCTCCCCTTTCTTCAGCCTGAGTATTTCACCGAACGCGATGAGCGTGTGGTGTTTGATGCTGTTGCAGAGTTCTTCAGCAAGTACAACAAGCCACCGAGCGTGGAGACCCTGCTGATTGACTTGAGCAAGAATGATGGGCTAAACGAAGCCGAGTTCAAGAGTGTGCAAACGGTCATCCGTTCTCTAGCAGACAACAACACAATTGATGATAAGTGGCTCCTTGATACCACCGAGACCTTCTGTAAGGACAAGGCGGTATACAACGCTATCATGGAGTCCATTCAGATCATTGATGGCAAGAGCCAACGGACTGCAAATGCAATCCCCGAGGTTCTGTCAAAGGCTCTGTCTGTTTCCTTCGATACCCACATTGGTCACGACTTCATTGAGGACGCGGATAAGCGATACGACTTCTACCACACAGTAGAGAAGCGTATTCCGTTTGACCTTGACCTGATGAACAAGATCACCAACAACGGAACGCCATACAAGACGCTGAATGTGTGCCTCGCGGGCACGGGCGTGGGCAAGTCTCTGTTCCTCTGCCACCATGCTGCGAACTGTCTCATGCAGAGCAAGAATGTACTCTACATCACCTGTGAGATGGCAGAGGAGCGTATTGCAGAACGCATAGACGCTAACCTTATGGATATCTCTTTGGATGATCTCAAGTCTCTACCCAAGGACATCTATGACCGCAAGATCAAGCGGATCATGGATCAGACTACAGGCAAACTGATTGTGAAGGAGTATCCGACAGCAACAGCCAATGTGATGCACTTCAAGCATCTGTTGGATGAACTGCGGCTCAAGAGAAACTTCAAGCCTGAGATCGTGTTTATTGACTACCTGAACATCTGTGCATCTAGTCGCTTCAAGGCAGGAGCAAATGTGAACTCCTACACCTATGTCAAGGCTATTGCAGAAGAACTTCGTGGTCTTGCTGTAGAGACAGGTGTCCCTATCTTCACCGCAACCCAAACCAATCGTTCGGGCTTCTCTAGCACCGATGTTGAACTTACTGACACAAGCGAGTCCTTCGGTTTGCCACAGACAGCAGACTTCATGTTTGCCTTGGTCTCCACCGAAGAACTTGATGGGCTTGGTCAGATCATGGTGAAGCAGTTGAAGAACCGTTATGCCGATCCTGCCTCTAACCGACGATTCGTTATTGGTATTGACCGCAGCAAGATGAAATTGTTTGATCTTGACCCCTCTGCACAGAACAACATTATCCTAGAGGGCGGGCGGGGCGGTAAGGAGGAAGAGGAAGAGGATAAGGGAGGATTCAAGACTTTCCGTGAGCGTATGAATGACAAGTTCGACAAAAAGAAGCGGGATTTTGCGGATTGGTCTTGACAGCCGATAAACATACACTATAATACACATATGTTCCGACTCCACATTGATATCCCACTAAACACAGACGAGCAGACTGCTGCAAATCTGTCCAACATGGTTATCGGATTCCTTTCAGGTAAGGCTTCCGAACACCTTGTTGCAGCGGGGGTGGAGGAGATCAACTACCGATTGGGTAACGATGATGATAGGCAGAAGAGCAACTATCTCATCAAGACCGAATCGGGTCATGTCGCTAACAAGAAAACTAGGGTTTCTCTCAAGGAGGAATCCACTTAACGGGAGCGGGGGGTCTTTGGTTGGCCCAGATTGGTTTATACCCGATTGGAACAGGTTCGATTCCTGACGCTCCTACTAAATACTCACAAAGGAGATTTCACCATGATGCTTATACCAAACAATGATTACGCAGTCCTTTCAGTAGCCGATGAGGCAGAACTCAAGCCCGGCGTTACCTTCACAGCGAAGGTTGAAGCAGTAGGTCAGACTCCCTTTGCACCACAGCCAGTCGGTGGTGATGGACGCAACTTCTCATTCGCAAGACAGCCCGATGCCTTCCCCCTGAAGAAGGGCGATGAAGTCCTCTGTGGTAGTTTTGTTGAGACCTTCAAGGACGGTGCTAGAACTCTAGTCATCGTGTTCAAGGATCACATCTACGCTATTATCCGTAGCGAGGAAGAGGAGATCAATCTCTTCAACCAAGAGATGGCGGTCAAGGAGCCTCAGTTTCTTCAGGGCTAATGAATGAAGGTTCTTCTTCTGAATTCAAGCGAAGAAGTCCTAAACCTGATTGATTGGAAGCGAGCCGTAAACCTACTCTGTTCGGGTAGGGCGGCGAAGCCCTATGGTCATGAGGACTTCTATCAGATTCGTACACCTGTAGGACAGTATGCCTTACCCACGGCTATCGTGCTTGTGGAGTATGTCCATGTTCCTCATAGAGTGGAAGGCGTGACTCGTAAGGGTATCTTCCGACGAGATAAGTTCTCTTGCCAATACTGTGGGTGTTCTCTGAACTCTTCCAACGCTACAGTTGACCATGTTCTTCCTGTGAGTAGGGGTGGTCTATTCTCTTGGAAGAATGCGGTGGCTTCCTGCAAGCCCTGTAATGCCCGCAAGGCTAATAGGACACCCGAGGAAGCCAAGATGCCTCTAAAGACCAAGCCATTCATCCCAACCCGTAAGATGTTGATCTACACGATTGTGGACAAAATGGGCATCAAGAAATGGGGAAGATGGGTTCAGGGAAATGAATAAATACCCTAGCCTATGCTCTCATTCACCAATTTTTCAAATCAGTCATGCAAGGTACTAGCCGAGGAGGGTAAACTCACCCACCTTGCACACCTTGAGGACGGTATGTTTTTGGATGGGGTGGATGGTCTAAGTGACTCCATCGACATACTGAACAAGGTTGTAGATACCCTCACGCCCGCCCGCGTGGGCGCACCCGCGCCCGTGAGCGTGACTACTAAATGGGACGGAGCACCCGCTGTTGTTACGGGTACAGACCCAAGCAACAAGAAGTTCTTTGTGGCTACCAAGTCAGCCTTCAACCCAAAGAACCCGATACTAAACTACAGCATAGAAGACATCAAAAAGAACTACCCCGATTCGGGAGTAGCCGAGAAATTGATTGATGCCTTCACCTACCTGAAGCCCATGAACATCAAGGGAGTGTTTCAGGGAGACTTGTTATACACGACTACTGGAAGGAAAGAGGAAACCATAGACGGTATCCGCTATATCACTTTCCGACCAAACACTATCGTTTATGCTGTTCCTGTGGATGGTCCTGTTGGGGTGTCTATCAAAGCATCCAAGATAGGTATTGTTTTCCATACCAAGTACACAGGCTCAACCATAGCAACAATGACTGCTTCTCCTTTGGGTAACACCAAGGTAGGCAGTACATCTACAGCAGTATGGTCAGTAGACCCGAAGATTCCTGCGTTGCCAAAGAACTCTCCCGTTCTGATGCAACCACCCGAAGTCAAGTTGCTTGGTGAGTTGGTTAAGCAGATCAAGAGCAAAGGCAAAACGCTATCTGCTTTCCTCACAAACTTCTTGGCTAAAGAAACAGCAAAATACATCAGCCTATACATCAATTCAACAGTCAACGCAGGAATCTCAAACCGTAATGCAAACGGTCTTGGTCTTTACATTAGAACAAGAGAGACCAAGGAGATGGATAAGTTGAAGACGGAGAAGGCAAAGGCACAAAGGCAAGAGAAGTTGGATGGCATGATTGCTTATCTCAACGCTTACGCCAAGCAGATTGATGGACTCTTTGAACTGCACTCTTTAATCTCGCAGGCAAAGATGATCCTTGTAAACAAACTAGCCATGACTAATGTGGTTGACACATTCAATATAACCGACAAGGGTTATGTGAAGACTGCACCTGAAGGATTCGTTGCTGTATGCGGCGATACCTGCAAGATGGTCAAGTTGGTAGACAGAAATCAGTTCTCGCGTATAAACGCAACATCGAAGAAGGAGTGGAGCAAGTGAAACGGTTCACCGAAATAGTAGCAGAAGCCCCAAAGAAAGAGAAGGCGATAGTCATAGGTGTTGGCAGGTTCAATCCTCCTACTATCGGTCATGAACTACTTTGCAAAAAGGTCATGGATGCTGCCTCTGCTCGTCAGGCAGAACATGCTATCTTTGTCTCCACTTCAAAAGACCCAAAGAAGAATCCTCTTGATGTCAAGACCAAGTTGGAATACCTAAAGAAGTTCTTCCCCAAGGTAAACTTCAAGGAGATGGGAGTATACAAGTCTCCAGATACGGGTAAGAATATTGGTGGTCCATTCGGTGTCCTACAGATGTTGAGCGACAAGGGCTACAAGAAGGTCTATGTCGTAACAGGCGCAGATCACATGGAAGTCTACAAGGGCGCAAGCAAGTATATCAACACCGACCCCAATGACAAGACAGGATACAAGTTCACCGAATACGAAGTCATCAATGCCGGAGACCGCGATCCCGATGCGGAAGGTGTAACCGGTATGTCTGCCTCAAAGATGCGTAAGGCTGTGTTTGACGGAGACTACAACGAGTTCCTAAAGGGTATTCCTGCCCATGTAAGCAAGACAGATGCGAAGAAGTTGTACATGGCTGTACGCAAGGGACTGCAACTAACTGAAGAGTGGCTGTGGGAAGAGAAGTCTTCTGATGTTACTATCCTCTGCTTGACTTCTGCTGAAGGAAGTATTGAAGGATCAAGCATCGAAAAGATGGAGAAGTCCTGCAAGAAGAAGGGCATAGAGTTCCATGTAGTCAAGATGAAGTATGCCATGATTGATACGGGGACCGCAACGCCCAACAAGATAGTCATTCAAAACATAGACGGGGATAAGAAGAATATCACCATCGACCCCACCAATACTTTGTGCTTCGTGCGCGGTGGCGTGATGAATTCGGAAATCGGTATTGGTCTCTCTACCATACTACAGAACAACGGTGTGTTCATGGTCAATGAAAAGGGTGCTATGGATTTGTGTGCAAACAAGTTGCAGACTGCCCTAGCACTCAAGAAGTTTGACCTGCCACACCCACGAACAGCATTTGTTTCCGATGTTGACTCCATTCCAAATGCAATGAAGGCTATTGGTGGCAAGTACCCAGTAATCCTCAAGACCATCACAGGAGCCGAGGGTATCGGTGTCTCTATCATTGAAAGCGAGAAGTCTCTGCTTTCGGTTCTACAGTCATTGTGGAAGTTTGGTGCAGAGTTGATTATTCAAGAGTTCCTACCCGGATTCAAGAATGATGTTCGCAGCATCGTACTCAACGGCAAGATATTCGCCTGT